ACATGAAAAATATCTTCCAATGTCGCCCATTCATAAAGCATTGACGAATACATGTATCTTTCATAAACTTCGAATCATACATACAGTCATCTAAAAGAAGAAAGGCTCCACAATTTTGTTTACCCGCACCAACTAATCTTTTTTGTCTATCCATTACACGTTCAATAGCTTCTCTATCGTAATCACCGTATATGAATAAATCTGGTATATACTGTTGATAATAATGATTACCTTCTTCTGTTGCTGATAAAACTATACCCGCTGGTAAATGTTTTTTATGGTACAGAATATCAGTAACAAGAGTTGATTTACCCGTATTACGTTTACCTATAAAAACACAGACTTTATCGTCTGCCATGTTTTCAGGTTTGAATTTTCTCAACTGAAGATTCATCTATAATATCGTGTCGTTTTATTTCATAAAATTTTACTCACGTAAAGTAAGAATGGCTGGTCGATTAAACCTTGCTATCACGGGTATCCAGGACCAATGGCTTACTGGGGAACCCGAGTTTTCGTATTTCCTGATGAATTTTAGGAGACATACTAAATTTTCAATTGAATCTATCGAAACACCCTTTGATGGTGATATTGATTATGATGCATCGGTAGAATGCCGTATACCCAAAAACAAGGGTGACCTTATCCGAAGTACAATGCTTAAATTTACTTTACCTAAACCAACAACACCTGATAAATCATTTACGGTGACTGCTGCTGGTGGTCAGTACTTTATAGATGGTACATCAAAGGCAACGTTGACTTTATATGAAGGTACGACGTATACTTTTAATGTGAACGCATCTGGTCATCCGTTTAAGTTTTCATTAACACCAGATGGTAGACATAATGGTGGTTCTGAGTATCAAACTGGTGTGACTGGTGGTGGCACAGAAGTTGGTACTTTTACATTCGTCGTACCAGCGGATGCACCATCAACTTTATACTATTACTGTGATGTACACAATGGTATGGGTGGTCAGATAAACGTGAAAACGCTTCGATACCGTGATTCTATAGGTGCGCATATAATAGACCATGCCGATCTCGTTATTGGTGGACAAACTATAGAGAGAATAACGGGTGATTACATTTACATGTATGATCAGATACACAGTAATAAAGATGATATTGATCAAACACTCTACTTCTTAACTGGACATGGTAATTACATAGACGTAGCGTACGATTGGGATTATAGTGTATTCTTACCCTTTTATTTCTTTAGAAATCCAAGTTTAGCTATACCTGTATGTGCCTTAACAAAACAACTGGTAGAAATACGTATAAAGTTTAAAAAAGTTGAAGACGTCACATTGTCATACACGAGAACAGGTGGTGGTGTATCTGATCCACCGTCGAGTGTTTTGTCTTCTATTAAAAAGGTTTCACTTGTAACAGATTTCTTTTTTATTACAGAACACGAAAAGAATTTCTTACTTACACGCCCTGTAGAATACGTTATAACTCAACTCCAATTGTCACAATTTAAGTTTAAACCAGGTGAATCTAAAAAATCTGGTATGCTTAACTTTAAAAACCCTGTCAAAGAAATGTTTTTTATAGCTGTCAGTGATGACGTATACAAATATGAACCGATAAAACAAGTTACCATGAAATTTAACAATAACATAATCATAGATGCAGATAATTTAATGCTCAGTTACGAACAACCATTAAAGTATTATACGGGGGTAACAAGTAATAATTTTGGTGTCTATAGTTTTTCTTTGAAACCGGAAACGTATTACCCTACTGGTCAAGTTAACATGAGTAGAATAGCACATAATTTGATAGATATTGAACTTGATTCACCAGACGCGAGTTTTGGACACAAAGTTTACGTATACGCTGTAAACTATAACGTTTTACGTATAAGCAGCGGTCTCGGGGGTTTAAAATTTTAGTCAGTTATACTAGTAATGGCTGGTCGTGTTCAATTAGAAACATCTGGTCCACAGGACGCTTTTTTTACAGACGACCCCGAATATACATATTTCATAAAGAATTTCCAAAAACATACAAACTTTGCACCATTCTTTGTTGATTTAGATGTTGAAGGTGAAGTAGAATTTGGAAACACTATTCGGTGTACCATACCACAAAACCAAGGTGATCTCCTTAAAACTGTAAGTATGAAAGTTGAGTTATCGGCTATAGATCAAAGTCTTAAAAGTTTTATAACAAATGGAACTGGTATAGGGTATAATGAATCAATAGGTCATCACATGATTGAACATGTGGAATTATTAATAGGGGGTCAAGTTATTCAAAGACTTACGAGTGATTTTATACACATTTATTCTGAACAATACATAACACAAACAAAGCAACACAACCTAGATAAACTTATTGGTAAACCACCTTTAGAACTTTCTGGATCCGAGGCCATGTCAACTACTTTGGGTCATTATCTCGGCAATGCTACATCCGATACAAAATATTTCATCGATATACCCTTTTATTTTTATAATAACCCTGAACTCGCTATACCACTCTGTGCTATAACAGATCAGGAAATTGAAATTGTTATAAAACTTCGTGACGTTGATCAATGTATTCATGCAACAAGAACTGGAGTTGCTCATGAAAATTACATACATTATACCGGTTTAAAACCTAAAAACTTGATAAAAAGTTTAAAAATAAACGTTGAAATGGTTTCCTTAGACGAAGAAGAAAAACAGATGTTATTGAGTAAAAAAATAGATTATATCATTACACAAGTTCAGGAAAGTACAGATCAAATTCCACAAAGTCCTAGTATTAATCCCGTTATTGTAAAACATAAACTTAATTTTAAAAATCCAGTAAAAGAATTGTACTTTATAATACAGGAAATTAGAAATAGTGCAATTAGTTCACACTTCGTAACTCCTCTTAATTATGATCACGCGGCTCAGATATTGGATAGTGAATATATAAGTCACGAACATTTACGAAACCTTGAAATTAAATTAGATGATTTTATTATTTTAGATAAGGTTACAGGTAACGTCATAAACTTACGCGCAGTTCAGAGTGGTATACACCATTCAAGAACACAATTATTCAAACGTTTCTATTCATATAGTTTTGCACTCGAACCGGAACGGTGGTATCCAACAGGTCAAAGAAATTTTAGTTTAATTAAAGAACAAATATTAACATTAACCCTGAATAGTCAGGAAGATCGTAAAAGAGAACTTAGAGTTTTAGGCCTAAGTTATAACATACTCCGTGTAGAAAACGGAATTGCTAAAACACTGTTTAATTTATAATGAATCAACAAGAAAAAGACGCAACCACAAACTTAATTGAGCAGGTCCAGGACTCTGCTATTAACGTCATTCAGCCCGTACTCGAAAGAACTATGGTTCTCGCAGCTGAATACGCCAAGGCTTCTGGTAGAGATATGGTACTCGGTGAAGATTTGGAATACGCCATGAAATATTGTGCCATGAACGAAGTTGGTAAGAAAATGGGAACATATTTCCCAGAAATATATGAAGAATCTTCTGATGAAGAAGACGAAGACGACGACATTGAATTTGAAGATGAAGAAATTCCTTTTACGCGATACACAGGACGCGAATATAAGTTTGTCAAAATGAATATGGCGTATGATAATTGGGATGCATGGGAACCAAAAAATCCGTCAGAATTAATGTTAAAAAATGCTATAGATAGTAATGAACATATCGGAACCTGAAGGATATGAAGGAACGTCTAAACATTTTAAGATATATGATGACGATGATAGTTCTGATACTGAAAGTGATTCCGATACAGAAACAGAATCGGGTTCTGATTCAGGAATAGAACCCATAAATGCTGGTATGTTAAAAGGATATATGAAACCAAAACATTATAAAAAAATTTTAATAGAAGAAGATTTACTCCCCGATTAAAATCTCAGGATACTATATATAAAAATGTCTACTGCTGCTGAAACTGTTACGCTCGTCGCTCGTGAACTCGAGTCCCAATCCCTCAACGCCGTCGTTGCTGGATTCTCTTTCGCCGCCGCCCTCTCGTGGATGGACTTGGTCAGGTGGATTGTGAATTCGGTCGTTAAGGTTAACAAGAACGGTGGTATGAACTACACGCTCACGGCCTTGTTCACAACTCTCTTGTCCATCTTGGTCTACGTCAGTATGTCCCGTGTCTCTACACGTGTGCAAAAGCCAGCTCAACCACTCTTCGCGGTTACTCGATAAGTTTAGGCTTACGCATAACCAATAATAAAAATAAACCGGTTGTGACTACCATAAATATAGATATAAACGCATCCCATCTACGCGGATCCTCCATTTCGGGGATACTCATAGGTGGTGGAAGGGCAAAGTCTCGTTCCACTTTAGCAATATTCTCAAGTTTATCAGTTGAACACGTGACTGCGAGTTTAAGTATATGATTCGCATTTCTAAAATCGTATGGTATCAATCGGTTATTACTACTATAATAAAATTGGACACGTAAACTTGATATCGTTTTTTGTGATCCTGAATCAAAATTGTGTTCAACCGTATCGTCAACACCCGAAAAGTTAATCACATCCCCACATAAAAGTATACGCCCTGTATAAAAGGGAGTTTCGGAAAACACAGTTTTGTTAAATTCGTCGGAACCACTACTCAATTTAACAATAATTGCATCAGCACCCTGTAAATTAATACTTCCAGTTTCTAATGAACTCGAAGTTGATGATACATTTGAAGCTGGTAAACCTAAAACATCGTGTGGCGTGGTGTAACCATTTGTACCAGATGTATAACCATTTGTACCAGTATAAAACAAAAATGTAAAATCACTCGACCCTGTAAACGTTATAGCATTTGTATCTTTATCAAAAGTTGCACCTGTAATTATAGTACAATTGGTATTAATCGCCGAGGCTAATTCTTCTCCACTATAGTTTCCAATTGGTATAGTTACAGTTTGAGTACTACTACCGTTTGTCAAAACATCAAATTGATTGTTCCTGGAGTGTATGAGGTATTGACTATTATGAATACGTGCTGATATAAGTGAAATTTTAGTCACATCATAAATAGGGTTTTTTAAGTGAACAACATAATCACTTGGATTTGAATACAAAACAGGGTCTCGTTCACCACTGTCTATATCTAAGGTATGTACCTTCATTAAAATATAGGATCATTATTTTAATGAGTGTATGTCTCAAATTTTTAGTTAATTAAGAAAGACTATGAACTAATGGGTTACTTGAAAGCTGTCTCCTAGCTGTATCCAAACTCATATTTGTGGCATTTGGATTTTCGTTTCCCTTATAAGCATTGAATTTATGGTAATCGTTATTTCTATATTGTTGTGTCCAAGCGCCATTCGCAGCATTTACTCGACCGTCAATTCTCGTTGTATCGGAACGAACACTCGTAACCATGCCCCCTTGGTTAAGTGCATCGGCACGAACGTTCATTCGTCCTGGACCCGCAGCTCTATTTGGTTTACCACGGCGGTCTTCTGGTCTGAAACCGTATTTTGTAAGTTCCTCGGCTGTGTACGCGGAACCGAATGTTCTCTTTTCACCGATCTTAGTCGCTGGTGTATTCAAGTATCCACCAACAAAACTGCTAATACCTGGGGCTGGTTGATTATTGTATTGATATTGTTCTATAGCACCATCAGCTTTGTTTCGTGTTGGTTCCTGAGCACGTGTAAGTGCGGAAACGGTTCTCTTTGCCGATGCGAAATTTAATGTATCAGTTCTCGAACCAGTTTCGGATCTATTCGTTGTTTTCTTTGTGCGTTCATGTTCTGCTCTTGGTGTTCTACCAGTCATACCCTGTGCTCTGCCTGCAACTGGAGGAAGACGACCATGTAAAAAGGCTGTCTTTTCTGGTCTATTATGTGCAACTTCACCGACAATACCACGTCTACCACCCTTTGCATCAAAGGCTGGACCCGATCTACCGGGTAAAGTCGTTAAGCGATACGCACCAACATTATCTGGGTTAACACGAAACAATTGTTGATGGCCCCCAAACGCGGGAACTTCTGGTCCAAGACCCAAACCTGGACCGACGAGTTGTTTTTCAATTGGCGAAAGATTATTCATTCGCCCTGCGTCATACATGCGATTTCTCATAGACAAAACTTCACCCCCCGATGATCGTTGTTGTGGAGCAACTTCAGCGAATGACCCCATTTCTTGTTTTGAATTATATGATGGTTCTACTAGTGGTGATAAAGGTCCCAAATACTCAGATTGTATAGAGACATCTCTATCCGAAAATTCCGAAACGATTTCAGGTTCTTCTATTTCATTACCTTCTATTGTATATTTTTCGTCTGGTTGACTTAATTTTCTACCGGCATAAACCAAGCCGGCTATAGCCATTATAGATATAGGATCAGCCATTCTTATTTCTTAGCGAGATTTTTATTGAGGTATCTTTGCTGAAACAATCCATTTTGCATTTCAGCTCTGGTACTCGATGGTTCATAGGATTGTGATCTAAGTGGTAATTTACA